CACCTCGTGGCGCACATTTGCACCACGAAATTTGAAGACGCTAATGGAAGCGCCGATCAATGTAGCGTGGGACCCTGGATTGTACGATGAAATGAATGCAATGATTAACGACAACCAAGAAATCACAATCACGCTACCTGACACCGCAACGATTGTGTTTTGGGGATTTGTCAAAAGCTTCACACCAGGTGCACACGTTGAAGGGTCGCAACCGATGGCCGCTGTATCAATTGAGCCAACAAACAGAAACGCCGCAGGTGCTGAAATCGCTCCTGTAATTACTGAAGCATAATCGCAATCACACATTGGAAAGGGCAACAACATGTTAACGTTTGAAACAAAACTAAAAGAAATACCTGTAGTTATTGATGGAAAAAACTACACGATAAAAGAATTGAACGGCGAACTGCAAGAAGAGTATACTGACAGCATGAGTGGTCGTATGCAATTCAATGATGAAGGAAAAATGACAGGTATGACAAGCTACAAAGGTTTACGGACCGGGTTAATTGCGGCGTGCTTGTATGATGATAATGGTGCCTTAGTTAGTGAAGACATTTTGAAAAAGTGGCCGTCCAGCGTACTTCAATCGTTGTTTGATGCCGCATCTGAATTGAGTGGATTGAACCAAGGCGCAGACGTGCAAGCAAAAAACGATTAAAGGGAAACACCCTTAACTGGTACAGGGTGGCGTCCCATTTGCACATGTCAAAGCAACGTTGTCAAAGAGAAACAACGGCTACAGAATTTTTGGAATGGCTTGCGTTTTTAGAATTGGAAAATACTACATTTCAGAAACACGACTATTATTTGGCGAACATTGTCCATTGGATAAAAAAGACAATAGCTAAAAATCCAGACAATGTAAAGTTTGAGGACAGCTTGATAAAGTTTGAAACACAGAAAAGTTTGACAAAAGAAGAAAAAGAACAAAAGAGAAAAGATCGTTTGCAAAAAATGAAAGTTTCAATTTACAATTGGCTCGGCGTCAATAAGGAAAATTAATGGGACCTGGATTAGATTTAGGTAATTTGCTCGTTCATCTTAGGCTCAATGATTCGCAATTCATTAAGTCAATGAGAAATATGGAGCAAAAAATGTTATTGACCGCTAATAAAATGGTGGCCATCGGACGAACCATGTCTATGCGCGTGACATTACCTATTCTTGCTATTGGCGCAGCCGCTGTTAAAACGTTTGCGGACCTTGAAGAGGGTTTCATTGGTGTGCAAAAAACTGTTAACGCTACAGCAGAAGAGTTTGTGGTGTTGCGTAGAGAATTAGAGCAACTTTCAAAAACAACTCCGTCGTCGCTAAAAGAAATATTTGGTGCTGCTGAGATTGGCGGGCAGTTAGGTATAGCAACCGAAAACCTGGTAGATTTTACCAATACTATTATAATGATGAAGAACACTTCTGATTTATCAATAGATGCAGCGGCAAAACAGTTTGCAAGATTTGCTAACATTGTACAAATGCCACAGAAAAATATAAGCAATTTAGCATCAACACTTACGGAATTGGGAAACAATTCTGCTGCAACTGAAGGCGAAATTATTACTTTGGCAATGAGGATAGCGGCAACTGGAAATAGAGTCGGTCTAACTAGCGCAGAAATTGTAGGTATGGCCGCATCGTTAACGTCGTTAGGTGTGCAAGCAGAAATGGGTGGCTCCGGCATAAGTAGATTATTTGTAGAGCTAAACAAAGCAGCGAAAAATGGTACAAGGGAACTACGGGAATTTGCAAAAGTAGCTGGCATGTCTAGAGAAGAATTTCAAAAACTTTTCAATATGAGTGCCAGGGAAGGAATATTAGCCTATGTAGAAGGCTTGCAGCGAATGCAAGAAGCTGGGATTGAATTGTCACCAACGCTAGACAAGGTTGGACTTTCCGGCGTTCGATTGAATGACGTTATGGGTAGACTTTCAGGGTCAGGTACGTTGACACGACGCATGATGACAGACGCAACTAAAGCCTGGAAAGAAAATACTGCAACGGTAGACGAAGCCAATAAAAAGTATGCATCATTTTGGTCACAACTAAAAATAACCAAAAATATGTTTGTGCTAATGGCTCAAGACATTGGTAAAGTATTAGAACCTATGGTTTTAAGTTTAAATGAAACAGTACGAAAAGCTTCAGAATGGTGGTTTAGTTTAAACGAAGCTATGAAAGAAAATATAGTTCAATGGGCGTTGTATGCGGCGGCAGTAGGGCCAGCGTTGATAGTAGTGTGGACATTGATAAAAGCGTCTTTAATGCTAAAAGGCGCTGTAATAGCCATTGCAGGATTCTCAGCAGGGTTGTTTCCAGTCGTGGGCGTTTTAGTATTAGTAGGCACAACTATATATACATTGGCAACAATTTGGCGAAACAACTTTATGGGAATGAGAGATGTGGCGCAGGATTTTTTGCTAGTAAACAGGACAATGTGGTCACTGTTATATGATATAACTTCAGCGACGTATGATGCATTGACAGTCGGTTGGTACGTCCATTTTGATAATGTACTTGCTAGACTAAAAGATTTTGTTGCTAATTTCTTAGCAAATATATCTGCTATAGCTAAAGTAGCTGCCGCGTCTTTAGATGTTCGTACGTACTTAAAAGGTGAGATATCATTTGGTGATATATGGGCTGAAGAGTTTGTAAAAGCGCATGAAAAAGTTACATCATCGCTGACCAAAACAGGGGAAGATGTAAAAATAACATGGAAAGCATTTCTGCAAACTTTGAATGAAGAGTCAAAAAAGAAATTTGATGAGATAGGTAGAAACATTGGATCCATAAGGGAAATCGGCGGAACTGTATTTGGTGATCTATGGCATTTAAATATTATGCAAGCTAAAGTAGATCTTAAGAATCTATCTGCATGGCTGAAAACATTAGCTAATGATTTAGGATTGAGCGGAAATAAATCTGTAGCTAACGCTATAGAAGAAATAAATAAAGAAATAGAAAACTTAGATGCTACTATTACTAACGCTTTAAAGACTACAACTGAATCGACGAAAAGCTTAGCGGAATCATTAAAGGGATTTTTCGCCGGTGCAATTAATGTTGTAGTAAAACAAATAGAGGACACCGAAGCGACATGGGACGAGTGGCAAGCGTCAATGGCTAGTTCACTTGAGCAAGGTTTGATGAACATGGCGCAGGACTGGGATAATTGGGCAGACTATGTTAAGCAAATACTAAAAGAAGTATACTATGAAGCGTTGAGACTTGCATTTATAAAACCACTGGCTACAAATATGGCAGAAGGATTTACAAGTGCATCTAAATTTGGGCTTGATACTATTTTTAAATCGTTAGCTCCATCGGTAGCAGGAGCAAGCATTCCAACAAGCGGAACAGTATTCGATCCAATATCAACACCTATGACTGTATCAGTCAATCCTCCATCAGGCGCTGAAGGTGGTTACGTTGAAAAATCAGGTTTAGCATTAATACATAAAGGCGAAACACTTTCAGGAACCGAAGGGCAGTATGGTGGAAACTTAACATTGAAGCTTCATTATGAGGGGCAACCGTTAGTTGTGTCTAAAGAACAAAACTATTTACAAAGCGATCAACGCATCAAAGAAGTTTGGTTGTCACTTGCTGATAACGATATGGCAGTAAGGAATAGGTTGAATCGAAGATAGTATGTCCATTGAAACTTACCCAACTAGCATAAGTACTTTAGGATCAGTAAATCAATGGTCGGAGTCTAGACAAACTGATACAGTCTTGGTATCTACGTCACGACCTGGATTAGCTTTTATGGATGTAATTAGGACGTTTGATCCAATAACTTTTGTTCATACAATACCAAATTTAACTACAACGCTAAGGGATACATTGAAAGATTTTTATAGTGACAACAAGACTAAAGAATTTTATTGGACGCATCCTAGAACGTTGACAATTTATCTTTTAATGTTTGATACAGCGCCTATTTTTAATTTAAATAATGATATAGATTCTTGGAATGTTATTCAACAAATGACACAGTCATCAAGTTACACAGCTTAATATG